CGTTGGTATGACTTCAGCGGTTTGGCCGGAACGCCTGTCGCCAACGCCTTTGCGGGCACTGCGCTGGCGTGGAGAACCTGCGACGAAACCACCGGCAACGGCACGCAGATCTTCGGCCTGCCGCACGGCGGGAATGTCAGCCCAGACACGAAGCACGTTCTGAACGTCAGCGCCATCACCTCCGTTGCCACGGGTGTCCCGGCGCAGTTGATGCTGGTGGACTTGCAGGGCTACTGGCCCGGTATCACGAACAACTCGGCCACGGCACAAACCCTGACGGGCACGCCCAGCCTGCGCTACACCAACGGGGCCGGGTGCAGGTTGTTCTGGGTGCAGACCGCCGCAGCGGGCGCCACGGCGCAGAACATCGCACTGAGCTACAGCAACACGGTGCCAACAGCAGGCAGGACGCTTCCGGTGACGGTCGCCATGACGGCTTCCGGCATCGTGGGGCACATCTCTCACTCAGGCACCGCAGCGAACAACTACGGCCCCTTCCTACCCCTGGCATCGGGCGACACGGGCGTGTCTACCGTGGCGACGGTCACCTTCAGCGCGGCCAACACCGGCACCGGGGCGCTGTGCTTGGCTAGGCCGCTGCTGACGCTGCCGCTGACCACCGTGTCCGTCGCTGCTGAGCGGGATCTGCTCAACCAACTGCCGAGCCTTCCTCGGGTGATGGACGGTGCCTGTCTCACGTGGCTCTACTTCGCGGGTGCGGCTACGGCGGCGAGCACGAACTTTTACGGCGCGGTCGAGGTCGGCTGGGGCTGATCGGGCATGGCTCTCAAGACAAACACCACGCTCCTGGCGCAGCTACCCCTGCGCCTGATCGGCGGCTCGCCTGGAACTTTCCGTTCCATGTGGAGGCGTGGTGACCGGATGAACCAGTCCGTAGGCCAGGGCATTCCGTCCAAGCTGGCAGGCGTCCCCTCCGGGCACTTGGCGCCATCGTCGTGGGTGCTGCCGTACAAGCCGGGGGCGATGTCGTCGTTTACCAATCTGGTGGTGACGGTCACGCCCGGAGCGCTGAACCTCGCGGCGGGCGTTAATATTAACGGCTCTACGACGGTCACGATTACTGTCAACCCGGCAGACGGGCAACTGATCGTTTCGGCGGTTGGCTCCACGTCGATCACGTTCAATCTAGCGGGCAACTTGGCTGGTGCCTTGTCCGCGTCTGGCAGCACGTCCTTCTCGTTCACGGTCAACAACGCCACGCTTGGGGCCATCGTCGACGCCGTGGGCGCTGCGCTGGTGCAGTTCTCAAACAGCGCCACGATCAGGGCCACGGGAAATTTGAGCGGCGACATCACACCGTTCACCGAACTCAGCCCGCAAAATTTAGCGGCGGCGGTATGGGAAACGATTGCCGCAGACTTCAACGATCCAGGCACGATGGGCAACAAGTTGAACCTTGCAGCATCTGGCGGAGTAGACTACGATACGCTTGCGCAAGCTGTGTGGACCTATGTGAGCCGCACGCTAACCTCGGGCAGCAATGACTGCCTGACCCTCCCCCAGTTCCTGGCTCTGAAGGACTGATGATGGCTAAGTCGCCTGCCTGGACCCGAAAAGAAGGCAAAGCCGAGGCTGGTGGCCTCAACGCCAAAGGACGCGCCTCCTACAACAAAGCCAACCCCGGTAAGCCTGGGCTCAAAGCCCCGCAGCCTGAAGGTGGCCCGCGCCGTGATTCATTCTGTGCCCGCATGAAGGGTATGAAGAACAAGCTGACCAGCGAGAAGACGGCCAAAGATCCGAACTCTCGTATCAATAAATCCCTTAGGGCGTGGAAGTGCTGACATGGAATCCTTAGTCTGGAACACAATTCTCACGGTCCTACTTGGCGTGGTGGCATATCTCATGATGTCAAAATTTGCTGAACTGGACAGGATCAGTATCCTGCTCAACAAAACCCGTGAAGAGATTGCGCGGGATCACATCACACGCGCAGAGTTCCGGCAGGACATGAGCAAGTTGTTTGACAGGTTTGACTTGATAGAGAAGAAGCTGGATAGTTTGCGCGACCGCAGGGCTGCACCGTAATGCCTGTACAGTCCGAAGCTCAGCGGCGTTTGATGTACGCGGCACTGAAAGATCCCAAGGGCACAGGCATCCCCCGTAGCGTTGCCGAGAAGTTTGTCGGGCCGAGTGCCCATAAGGAGTCCGAAATGAAGAAACCGATGCCTGCCTTCATGATGAAGGACAAGAAGAAGCCCGCCAAGAAGATGTCAAGTGGCGGGTATACCCGCTCTGCTGACGGTGTTGCCCAGCACGGCAAAACCAAAGCCAAGCCGGTCAAGATGATGGGCGGCGGTAAGTGCTAAGGAGCCTGAAATGAAAAAGCGCAATTTTCGTTACGACGAGGGCGGTGACGTAGACGCCCTTGAGGAGTACAACAAGGGCGAGAATCTGGATACGGCTCCAGGCCCCAAGGCTGAGCCCGAACCCGGGAAACCCAAGCCCAAGGCCAAGGCCAAACCACCCGCAGGAACTCCGGGCGGTGCATTTCGTGGGCAGCGTACTCAAAGCGTTGAAGTCACCGCCAAGCGGGCTCCGAAGGACGATGAGTCCAAGTCTGTTTCCGAACGCGCCAAGGCCGCACGTGAGCGTGCCCGCATGGGCAGCACCGGGACCGATGAGCGGTCAGCGACTGAACGCATGGGCGGCACCGAGCGCAAGGGTTCTTCTACCTCAACGGACACGCGGTCTATCTCAGACCGCATGAAGGCCATGCGGGAGAGCGCAAGGTCTAGCAGCACTGGCACCGACACACGCTCGGTCGGTGAGCGGATTCGTGGGGCTCTGGGCTTTGCCAATGGCGGTTCCGTCAAGGGTAGCGGATGCGAACAGCGCGGCCTTCGCAGGTGCAAGGTGGTGTGAGATGATGAACTCGCGTGGCATGGGTGACATTCGACCTGAACTGAAGAAGCGCCGTGACAACACCGACTTCCTTCAGGACGGAAAACGCCATGCCCGCAGGGACAACACCGACTTTGCCGAGTACGCCGAGGGCGGACGGGTCGGGCTCTATGCCAACATCAACGCTAAGCGCAAGCGGATTGCCGCTGGATCGGGTGAAACCATGCGCAAGCCGGGTTCTCCCGGCGCTCCTACTGCCAAAGCCTTCAAGCGTTCTGCGCTGACAGCGAAGTGATGAGCTACTACGTCTACGCCCACACCAAACCTGACCAGACGGTGTTTTACGTTGGTAAAGGTACGCGGGGGCGTGCGTGGTCAACTCATGGGCGCAATACGCATTGGCAACGTACGGTGGCTAAGTACGGTCACAAAGTTGTACTTTTGGCTGAGGGGCTTACGCAAGAGCAGGCTATTGAAGAAGAAGCGGCAATCATTGCGCACTTCAAACCTTTTGGCGCTTTGGTAAACATACTTGACCGGGGAGATATTAGCCCTACGTGTAATCCAGAAGTTGCGGCAAAAGTTAGCATTGCGGCGTCTCGTTGGCAAACTGGGCGCAAACTGTCTGAGTCGCATCGTGCAAATGTAGTAAAAAACAACCCGTGGAGGGGTAAAGAACGCCTAGCGCATTCTGCTGCGATGAAAGCCAAAGGCTTGATTGCGGGGGCAAAAAACCCTTTCTATGGTCAAGGTGCGCGTCAAAAAGGCGCATTGAACCATATGGCAACTGCTGTTGTTGGGGAACATACGACACACGGGCAAAAGCGATGGGAAACGCTTAAGGCTGCGGCAGATGAACTTGGTGTGACGTTGCAAGCAATCTCCCAAGCAATCCGTAAACACGGACGCTCCAAGGGTTGGTTGTTTAGGAAAGAAGCATGACTACTTCCGGCGTAACAATTTTTAACCCCGATCTCAATGAGATTGTGGAAGAAGCCTTTGAAAGGTGCGGCGCAGAACTTCGCACTGGATACGACCTGAAGACGGCTCGCCGCAGTCTAAATTTGTTGCTGGCAGCGTGGGCAAACCAGGGCATAAACATGTGGACCATTGAGCAGGGTACACAAGTCCTGACCGCTGGCACCAATACCTACACGCTGCCCGCCGATACTGTGGATCTGATTGAGCATGTGATTCGCACGGGCGCGGGGAATGTCTCCACGCAGACCGACCTGACCATCACGCGCATCTCAGTCTCCACCTACTCGTCCATCCCCAACAAGCTCCAGTCTGCAAGGCCGATCCAAATTTGGATCAACCGCCAAGGCCCTGCTCCGCAGTTCACCGTGTGGCCCACGCCTGACAATTCTCAGAC